ATGGATCCGCACCAGTCCTGACCGCACGCAGCCTGAACGGACATCCCCGACGCATGCAAAAACATTCACTTGTTGCATGCAACGGCTTATTTAATGACAAATCAACTTAAATTTACAAAATCCACAGGTATGGATACTTTGCGAACATGATAGGCTTACGAGAATTATCGTGCCTGTTTTTGAACGGAGAAAGTTATGCAAGGTGAAGTTGATGAACAGCAACCAAATGAGATTATTTCGGAGTTTGGATACTATCCAGTAGAAGTTAACATTGAGACTGAACAATTTTCTTTGCGTACTTTACCCGGTCTTATTGAGAAAGTGGAACGTATTAACAATGATAAAAACGTTGTTAATGGTTGGATATACCCTGGGAATCGAAAGGTATATAACCTTAATGGTGACACATGCACAATGCCTTATAGTTACCGAGTATTCGGCATGCCCAAAACGCACACACTAAAATTAAAAAACACATCCTCGTTAGAAACTCTCAACTTTGTTGTGTGGTGCCTCTCTTTTTTCAAGGGTATAAGATTGACAACCACTGACGCTGGTTTTCTTGATGCAACCACTATCAAGCCCACTAAGTTAACTGACTTTATTCTCGTTGGATGCTCTGAAAAAGAAGTAATAGAGCTAGCACTTAACTATATAAAAGACAAACAAAAAGATGATCGCTCCATTAAAAGAATAGCTGCGGTGATACACTCCCTATTCCTATCACATAACCCACTATACCTTTCCTTTGAGAAATTCCAGTATCTTTATATGGCTCTTGATTGCTGTTTTGCTATAGCATGGGATGAAAGGGATAAAGTCATTAAAGAGAAAAAACCATCTCATCAAAATAGAGTATATTGGATGTGCGAAAATTACGGTGTAAAAATCCCGTCATGGGCAACAGATGAATGTAATGTTTCAGTTATACGCAATGATAATTTTCATGAAGCCATTTTTAATGGGCAACCGCTTGGTTTCTCTAGTATCAATGATTGTCAATATGGTAGCGATATATTGCTACAAATGCAGGCTCTGGTATGTCGTCTACTAGCGGCAATACTCTCTGTAAATGATCGTAAATATATCGCATCTACAATCAGCTCGATAGAGTACCATTCATTAAAATTAACTTAATGCTAACGCCTCACTTCGCTCGTTGTTCAACCCCGCCAGCCCTGAAAACAAGTTTCACGACTGGCGGCGTTCTCTATCGTCTGCGTGGTGGTGGCGCAACTCTGGACTGACCGATATAGTTAAACCGCCCGTAATTATCCCGGACTATTTCAGCACACCCGACCAGCTCGTCAGGCGTCAGATTTTCGTTGACCATAATCTGCTGTAGACGGTGAACAATAGCCATCAGCTTGATATTTTTAGTGTTATGTTGCGGTATCTCGCCTGGTATTCCGTGCATTATCCAAGCCACCCGTTTTGCTTTGCACTCTCAATCTGTTCATCTGAATAGTTCCATGCTCCATCCGTGGCAACCATTGCCCCGCCAGACATCCCCGTCTCTGGTTCATACATAACAGCAAGGCCGAGCTGATGCATAATTTCATGATTAATTCTGAATACCAGACCACGCTCACTAAGTTCTTTCCAGTTCACAATCTCATATGCGCTTGTATTAAGCAGCTCAATACTTAGCAAGACATAATCTTCCAGCCAGTCTGACAGGTCAGTAACATCTGTTACCCGGGCTTCAACCTTTCGCCCCGTAAACACACCCTGCACCCATTCATGCAAAATCAGCGTGTCCCCGCGCTCATAATTACGGTCATTTTTCCGAAACTCTGCACGTTTCTTTCCTTCCAGCACAAGGTCGAAATATTTTGCGTGCAGCTTTACCTCGTGAATTTTTGCCATGATGTCCACTCCATTACTGTTGAGAATCCCGGCCACTCATCAGTGACCGGATACGTGAATTTTTTCCCGTCATAATTTACGGTCGCGCCACGCGCCAGCGCCTCAAGTTCCCATCGCTGAGGCCAGATGCCGTTCTGAGCAAGGTCAACACGGATACGGGTAATTTGCATACGCTCCGACCGGGTCAGCCTGGCCGATGGCGCTATTTCATTCGGTTTTAACGGGCTTCCGTTTCTTTGCTGACGGTTTGGTGTTCTCAGGCCGTGTTTTAATGCGCCCCTGAGCGCCCTCACGACCTCCGGGTCATTCCATTCGATAACACCGTCATCAACCAGATTAAGCACTGCTGCGGCGTGTTCAGAAGGTGTGGGAGCCGGTAACGAAGTATCACCACCGGTGAGCTTTCCACAGTTATTGACAGGACTCCGAGGCGCGGCGATGCCGCTTTTTAAAGTCAAAGGCTCAACGACCGGAGCTTTCGGCACAATGCGCCAGTCCGTCGTTCTGGTGATATGAATATGACGCGCGCCGAGATGCGGCGCGTAAATGCCGACCACTCTCTCGACTTCTTCCTCGTACTCGTTAACTTCATCCGACGGACTACGGGCGACCCTGACAGTCTGACAATCGCGCGGGACATTTGCCCCACCCTGCGCGCTGATATACAGCGCAAAATCGCCACTGTCTGCGGCAGCGCGTGCAGCCTCGACGCGTTCGTCAAACTCATCAGCAATGCTGACGCCGCGAGGCAATTTGCGTAGTTCACGGTAAGCCCCCATTGTCGGCAGGCCAACCGTTTTAAATTGCGGAATGCGCCACGTTGACGCCCATGCGGTAACAGCCGCGGCAGTGTCTTTCAGCGGCCTGCCGGTGTCGTTATCGAGCTGACCATCCAGTGCATAGCCATCGATGTTTTTTGAAATGTATTTCGCGATATATCCCGCAGCACCGCCCCGGTTAAGGTGTTTTGCCTGAAAACGGTTTCGCGCGGCTCCTCTTTCGTCGCCATCCTCTTTGAGCGCATAGCGACGCATGATTTCAATAATCTGGTTACGCTGGCGTGGATTACAAAAAAGCATCATATGCCAGTGCGGCGTTCCGTCGTGGTGTGGTTCAACAACACGCAAACCGTAGGCTTGTAAATCATTATCCTTGAATGCCGTGCGCATCAGGCTCCAGATACGGCAGAGATAACGCTGCGCATCCTTTGGATTAAATGCCTCATCATTCCAGCCGTGATTTAGCTGGACGGTTTTACTTTCGCCTTTTCTGACCTGACGTGTCGGGTGATACTTTGACGGCGCGGTCAGCGTGATAAACATCCCCACATCACCCTCTGCGGCAGCGTAACGCTCAATACCGGCGATGGTGTTCATCAGCTCCATCCGGCGAATTTCGGGATTAGAAATACTGCCCATCACCTTACTGATAAGGTCGATGCGCTCGCCGGTTTCCTTGTTTTCAAGGTCACACGATTTAAGAAATTCCAGATTTGCCTGGCGGCGCGCACGCACATCACGAATGGCATGTTTACTGGCATAAGGAGAACGGTCTTTATTGACCTCCCCGACAGCAATCAGTAACGCCTCATGCCAGCGCATACGCTGGCCTTTAAGCTGATGAGTCCACCACTCATCGTTAAACAGACGGGCAATGGCAGAATATGCCTGCCTCGTGGTCATCTGCCCTTTACGGTATTTTTTCCAGTAGAGCGGGGAAATATTGAAAGCACGTGCAGCGCCAGCAACATGACCATACAGGTGAGCCTGCGCCTCATCCGTAAACAGCGATTCTTTCTCGCCATGCGCATCCACCCAGGCATCGCAGAGTTCCTCATACATTATGAAAAGCTGCGATGAGATACGGGCGGCAAACTTTTTCAGCTCCTTGTCATTCATTCCCGGCAGGCGCGCATAGTGGTCACGCTCTGCCAGAAACAGTAACGACGCGTCGGTGTTCATTTCATGGCGCTGATTCACACGCTCAATGCGCGGCCATAAACGACGCTGAAAAGTGGATGTGAGGAAATAAACCCCGTGTACCGGACTTTTATTGCGCCGGATGTAGTCATAGCGTGAAGTAAACAGCGAGCGCAAAAAGTAAGGCAGGCGATTAATCGTGGATAAAACACCTTGCACCTGACGCATCTCGTCACGTGTAAGGGGTCTTTCGCGCCCGACGGCCTCGCGTGGCGCGTTCCATGCATAAGCACCGGTAAACGTCTCACCGGTGCCTGCGGCAAATGCTGACGGAGGGACAAAACGCCCGGAGGCTTTAACGGCCATATGAGCCAAAAGCCTCTGAACAACGCTTGCTGAGTTGCTCAACCTGCGCGTTTAAATCAGCAAAAGACTTTGCGCTTCCGGTCAGAATATCGTGATGCATCAGGCCGGAAACGAGCTGGCTTAATTTCGGGTAATAACCAACCACCGCCAGCCATTCCTGACCGGCGTTTTTACCGCTTTCAGCTCTCTTTTTCTCGTGGAGAATAAACTGAAAGCTGTCACTGGTAACGACATAACGTTCGCCAATTTCAATACGAATACTCATGCCATTCTCCGGTAATGTTTGTTTTTTGCTTCAAAGACTGACTGGCAGGAAACACAACGCGTGGCTGACGGATAAGCCGCACGACGGGCAGCAGGTATTGGCGCATCACACTCTTCGCAAACCAGCGCAGAAGTACCGCAATGTTTTACCCTTGCCGCGTTAATCTGGCGCTCCAGTAATTCAGCCTGTTGTTCCTGAATAAAATCCACGTTGTCCGGCATTACCAGCTCCTTTTATCGTTCAGTTTCTTAAATTCATCAGCGCAATAGCTGGCGATTTCTGTCGTTAATTTTGTCAGTTCATCCACGGAGGAAATTTGCTTGTGAAATACAGCGCGTTTAACAAGTAAATTGACCACATCAGACAGGAGGTTTAATTCGTTCTGATAAATCGCGATAACAGACTCAGTTATTTCGCGTTTTTCTTTATCAATACCAAGTTGAATAAGAGACAAATCGCCATTTTTCATAACGGCGATTTTTAAGGCGTTATTCAGTAATACAACTGAATGAGAACAGGACATCAAAGCACCTCCCCGCGAGACAATCCGATATTGTGAAATTTTTCCGACTCCTGACTGAGCAGCTCGACTATCTCCACGCGGGATAACTCCGCCTTTGTGATATGGCGAATCATGGCGTCAAGATGAGAAGAAAAGCGCGTCGCTGCGTCGGCCTGTGCTTCGGTTCTGGCCTGTTGCAGCAGTAATGCGTATTTACCGCACTGATTTTCAGAAACTGTATGCATGACTTTCTCCAGGCAAAAAGAAGCCCCGCACAATTAAGTGCGTTAAAAACTCTGGTTAATTACTTAATGCAGATATTGCTCTGGTTTTACCGACGTCAGAATTGTCGGTGCATACTCAAACAGGCTGAATAATTCACGTAATGCACGGAATAAAGCATCACGCCAGTAACATGACTCTTCATTAATTCGCCAGTATGGCTGGTTGAATTCTTTTTCAGTCAATCCGGCATGCATAAATAAAGTACGACGCTGACTGACTGTTAAAAAACTAATATATGCATACTCACTTGCGCCAACCTGACGGCGTTTTGAGAATGCACCACGCAATTCATCAATTGCACATACCAGTCGTTCACGTTCGACGTCGTTCATTTCTTCAAAACACATCGTTGCGTGACGCTGTTTTAACTGAGCATGGAAGCAAACCGTTAACCGTTCGCGCTCCATCATCTGATTATAATAATCACATGTCTCCTGCCAGCGAGGAACGGCAAGATGCTTACCAATTATCCGGCGCATAGCTGCTGGCTGTTTTTCAACGAGATTAAGCGTCATCACTGTCATTTCCAGCCCCTCCGGCTTTTCAGAAAGGTCAGAGCCGTCTTTAACGGACTCTGTTTTTTGGTGCGGATAATGATTCCCTTGCGTCCCTTCCCGTGGGTGATGGTGAAGTCAATCGCCCTGGGGCTTTCGTTACGCAGTAACTGAGCAATACAACGAGGCTCGTTCATCCTTTCCACCTTAAGCCGCACGGCCATGTCTTGATTTGCTGTAACTAATGCGATTTTTCCAGTCATGCCATTCTGTCGGAGCTTCATCAACCAGTTGGGCTGCGTACTTGTCCCACTCACGGCGATTAATCCATAATTCAGCTTTCCCTCTTGGTTTTAATGGGTCTGTCATGTAGAAGGCTGGCAGCTTTCCTGCTTTAGCCATTTCAGCCACCGCGCGTGGTGTCTTACCGATGTAAAGAGCAAAACCTTCTTTCGACAGCAAATCAGATGGGCGCTCTGAAATCTGAATGCTTTTACGTTTGGCTTCATTTTCGAAACTTGCCTCATCGCTAGTTGGACAAGAAATTTCTACATTTGTCGTCACTTTGCTATCCTCCATAAGATTTGCGATTCACCAACTGGAGCCATCTAGAGCCTTTTTGAGTGAATCACAAATTGCCAAGTAACAATATAATTGGAGATTAGCAAAATTATGTCAAGTGAACAAAGTGAAAAACTAAAGCTCATCCGTGAATCCGAACGCCTTAAAACTAAGGAACTTGCTGAATTAATTGGAATTAATTACTACACATATCATGGATATGAATCAGGAAAATCAAAAATGCCTATGGAAGCAGGTATGAAGCTGTTTAAGCATCCACGCTTTCGCAAGTACCGTGACTGGTTCATGTTTGATGAAACAGATCCAGCAGCTGGACAAATAGCCCCGGCTCTCGCACACATTGGGCAAGACTCAACAACCTTGCACCACTCAGACCAGAAAACTGGCTGACGATTTATTCAGCATATGTGTGTAGTAAATGTACGAAAGAAAATTGCATTAATTTTCAAGTAGTAGAAGTAAACAGCGTCATCGGAGGGCTTTATGTCTATTAAAAAGCTCGATGATGGTCGTTATGAAGTGGACGTCAGACCGCAGGGTGCAGATGGAAAACGTATCAGGCGGAAATTTAAAACTAAAGGTGAAGCTCAAGCATTCGAACGTCATGTACTGGTTAACTACCACAACAAAGAGTGGCTGGAGAAACCAGCCGACCGCCGAACTCTTACAGAGTTGTTAGGCAGATGGTGGATATATCACGGAAAATCACATGAGCGTGGAGATATTGAACGGGGGCGTTTAACGACAATAATCGCCAAATTTGCAGAAATGGGAGTGTCCAGAGCTGACCAGCTAACAAAGAAAACGATAACTGATTATCGCGTTGTAATGATGAACGATGGTCTAAAACCAGCCAGCGTAAATCGGCATCTGGCAATAATGAGCGGGATGTTCACCAAGTTAATTGACGCCGGTGAATACCACTCTCACAACCCGTTCCGTGAGGTTAAGCGGTTACGTGAAGCTGTTACAGAAATGGCTTTTTTGTCCAGTGAAGAGATTACGCGGCTGTTATCCATGCTTGATGGTGATGAATTAAATGCGACTCTGGTCTGCCTTTCTACTGGTGGACGCTGGAGTGAAGTGTCTAATTTAAAAGCTGAACACATCATTAACCAGATGGTTACGTTTATGAAAACTAAAAACGGAAAGCGCAGGACAATTCCCGTTTCGCAGGACCTGATTAAACGGATCAAGACCAAAAATTCAGGCAGGCTTTTTAATGCCAGTTACTACAAAGTGCGTAACGCTCTCAGGGAAGTAAAACCCGATTTACCTGACGGACAGGCAGTGCATGTTTTGAGGCATACATTTGCCACACATTTTATAATGAATGGAGGTAACATAATCACATTGCAGCGCATCCTGGGTCATTCTAACATTCAGCAAACTATGACCTACGCACACTTTGCACCGGATTTCTTACAAGATGCAGTGACTCTTAACCCGGTGTCAGGAATGTCCATAATGCGTCCATAAACCAGAGTTAACTAGAGCCAATTGAAGCGATATGAGTAATTTAACTAATTGTAATACAACAGAAAATACCGCTACGGCGGGGGCTACCAAGTCAGTTATTGGTGACATTTTTTGATATCTAATCACATGAAATAAAAGGATTTATTTCTGGTCACGTCCACACATTGACCACATCGACAAAAAAGCCCCTCGACTGAGGGGCTTTCTGTTTGTAATTACATCCACATAATTTGCTGCCCTGATGGCAACGGGTGCGGTCTTACGGCGTGGACTTCTCCCGGCTTCACGATGTATCGCTGTACCGACTCATAGGTGATGAACGTGGCGCTGCAATTCACGTTCTGACACTGGTGATAACGCTCTTTTGTCGTGTCAGTGATATAGCGGCTTGTACGCGCATGTGCGGCATGCTGGCATAAAGGACAATGAAACATCGCGAGCACCTCTTCCGGTTTTGTTGATGGTGCCATTTTAGTTAATTTATCCTTATAAAACAAACAGATAAATAAATTACATCACTCATCATCTTCTGTTTCGTACTCCACATCAGAAAGCCTGACCTCAAGCTCTAAGGACGTCGTGAAGCCGCTATTATTCAGAAAATGAGTCACCTTAGTGATTGTCCAGTCCTGCTCGTCTATGACGCGCTTAAAGCCTGACACTTTAACCGGTGTTTCCGTGTAAATATCTGCCCGACCGGTAGCCAGGCTGATGGAGAACTCCGCCACACCCCGTTGCAGTTTATCCCACTTCGCCTGAGCGGCGCGCATGGCCTGTGCTTTCGTGGCATATACCGTGGTCAGTGCAAAAACGTTGTCAGCCTCACCGGCCATGTATTCACCTTCGCGCGCTTCCGGTACTTTTGGCGCTTTCTTCTGCGTGACCGGTTTCGCTTTCGGGTGCTCCAGTGCGCGCAGGTGTTTCTCTTTCTTTTTGCGTTTCAGTTTTACCTTCTGCTTTTGCGGCTTCGGGTCTTTGGTGTGTAACCACTTTGCCGTTACGCCGGTATAGGCTCCACGGTCAGCAATCGCAAAATGATGGCGGTCGCCGTCGCTGCGGGTTATGGTGACCTGCGGGACTTTTTTACCGCTGGCCGTCACCCCCTGCCCCGCTTTGAGAAACAACAGTTTTCCCATTTTTACCGACACCTCACCGCCGTTGCGTTCAGCAAGGCGGGTCAGGAATTTTGCATCAGACTCCTGCGACTGGTCGATGTGCGGGATTTTAATTCCGGCCAGTGACGGAGCGACACTGGCTTCCAGCCTGTTACGGGAGGCTATCGCCTCAACAATCGCACCGAGCGTGGTGTCATGCCAGGAGCCTTCCCGGCGGGAATTGAGCGTCCCGCGGAAATCTGCACTCCGGGCGCGGATGGTGACCACATCCGGCGCGCCCCGGTGTTCAACCTCATCAACGGTGAATTTCCCTTTGCATACCAGGGCAAAACCTTTCCAGCCGATATACACCGTCAGGACAGCGCCACGAACCGGCAGCCCGACCTGCCCGTCGGCATCGTTCAGTTCAATATCAAGCTGGTCAGCTTCAAAGCCCCGGTTATCCGTCAGAGTCATGCTCATCAGACGGTCGCTGATATTGCCGGTAATATCCCTGCTGTCGAGCATCAGCATGTAATCCGGCGTCAGCGTACTGCCTGCATCAAATGTCAGCGCATCCAGCATTATCCCGCCCCCATCATACCTGTGAATCTGGTCGCCAGACTGCCGGCCTTACCGATGAGCGATTCCGCCTGTTTACCGATATCGCCATAAAGCGCGGCCAGTGATTCGTCAACGCGGGTGAGCGACAGCGTAAAATCAATTTTTCGGGGTGTGCCGTCTGCAAAGAAAATACTCCCTGTTTCACTCACCTTGCTGATGACATACATGCCGTAAATCATGCCGGTGCCATCCAGCAACGGCCACGCCCGACCTTCCTCTGCCATCAGCCTGAGCGTGGTCATCGTCAGCTTGCCGCCGGTCAGTTCGGGATAAAGCACACCGGCCAGCGTCATGTTTTCCTCGCCAACGCCGAGAAACTGGTAGGCATCCCGTTTACCGATACGGGAATTTGACGGCCAGCGATAATCTGATTCACGCTGCATGGTCTGGTGTGGCAGCGTCTGGCGCATAAAAACAAACATACCTAACGCGAGCATCATTTTTCGTCACCTCCTTAACCGTCATGCATCATGCTGGCACGGGCGCGCGCACGTTTATCCCGCTCGTATTTTTCGAGCGCATCCTGTAACTGGCGGTCAAGCTGTGTCCCCGGCGCAGTTCCACCCGTCAGGCTGATGTGATATTCGTTTTTACTCTGGTCCACATAAGAGCGGCCAGCCGGTGCCGTGACCGGCTGATAAGCCTGATAGCCTGCATAAGAGCTGGTCGCCGGAATATAACCACCGGTGCCATACGTGGCGGCATGAGTTCTGGCGGCGGTCTGGTCAAGTGTGTCTGACTCTTTGTTGATGACCCCGAGCTTTTCCAGTACCCAGTCAATGCCGCTGCGCAGTTTGTTGAACGCATTAAGCGGCAGCATCAGCGCGTCAGCCAGTGCCTGCCCGAACATGACGCCCGTGTCACGGCAACGGTTCAGGGTGTCCTGTGTGGCTTTGACCGGGGCAATCAGGTTTGTAAACCACTGCCACGCGGCCTGTAACTTTTCGCCCAGCCAGTCAAACACCGGCTTAAGTGGCGTGAAAAGTTCCCCCACCGGCGCAAATGCCGCTTTCAGCCCTTCAACCACACCGCCAAAGAATGCGCTGACAGGCTCCCAGTATTTACGGATAAGCAACGCCCCGGCGACAATAGCGGCCACCACAGCCACAACCGGCCAGCTAACCGCCCCGATGGCGGTCATAACAGCACTGCCAACCGTCGTGAAGATTGCCCCCATTGCGCCTGCTGCCGCGATGATGGCATTAATGCCGGTGATAACCGGCCAGGCTACAAGACCAATGGCACCGATGATGCCAGTAAGCGCCAGCGCGCCACCGGCAATGAGGCCAATGGTTGACGCCAGTGATTTGTTTTTCTGTATCCAGCCGTCGAGTTTTAACACATACTTTGTGGCCGTCTGCGTGAGCTTACGCAGCGCGCCTTCCTGCTGGTCAAACAGGTCTGTCCCCACTGCCTCATAAGCGGACTGAAACTCCTTAAAGTCACCGCCGAGGTTGTCCTGCATGATATTTACCAGCTCGGCGGTCTTCCCGTCTGAGGCTTTAAACGCAGCGGTCAGTTTGTCCAGCTTTCCGGTTGAGGCGGCAGTCATCAGCACGGCGGCGGCTGAGCTGGCCTCCTCCCCGAAAATGGTTTTCATGTATTCAGCCTGCTGGGCAGTACCGAGCCGGTTTTTCTCAAAACTGGCCTGCATTTCTTTCAGAATGGTAAATACTGGTCGGGTGTTTCCCTTACTGTCTGAGGTTTTCACGCCAAGCTCTTTGAGTGCATCCCATGCTTTTCCCGTTGGTGCCTGCAGGCGACTTAACACGGCACGGCTTCCCGTCCCCGCCATTGAGCCTGTAATTTTTGCATCATGCAGCGCCCCGACCATTGCGGCGGTTTCTTCAATGCTGACACCGGCATTTTTTGCCACAGGTGCGGCATAGGTCAGCGCATCGCTCATGCCGTCAAAATCGGCGGCGGTTTTGTTCATCGTCATGGAGAGAACATCCCCGATATGAGCGACCTTATCGTTTGAAAGCTGAAAGGCGGATTTCATCCCCATCAGCAGGGCGGCGTTTTCTTCCATCGTGCGGCGGTTTGCCAGCGCCATATTCAGCGTGACCGGCGTTGCCGCCTGAATGGCATCAACATCCCCACCGGCTTTCGCAATAATAATCTGCGCACCGGCTGCATCGTCCGCCGAGGCGGCGGTGTTGTCGCCGAGCTGGCGCGCCTGTTTGCGTAGTGCGGTCATTTCGGCGGAGTCTTTTGCCACTCCGAGCACGGCCTGCAATTCTGAGTTTTTCTGCGCAAACTCATAACCTGGCATCAGCAACTTAACTCCGGCCATCGTTCCCGCCGCCGCAATCCCCACACCAGCAGCGCCCACTGAGGCCATATTTCCGGCCAGTTCCTTGCCTGCCTGATAACGCTGTTTTACTGCGTTAAGTTTTGCCTGTTGCGCACTGACACGCGCCAGCGCGTCACGCTGACGGTTAAGCTGTGCGGTGGTTTCACTGATACGGTTTTTCAGTCCCTGCTCATCATGTGCAAGATTGCGGGTATTAATTCCCACAACGGCCAGTTCCCGCTGCTGGCGTTTAACGGAATCCGTCAGGCGGTTATATTTCGCCTGTAAGTCCTCCGCCGCACGCTTCGCGGATTCCAGCACTTTCGCCTGAGCACGTGTCGGACGTTCGGTGTTTTTAAACTGTGTGGCAAGGGCTTCGGCCTCCTGCCGTGCCTTTTCAAGTGCATGACCAGTCACGGCGAGCTGCGCACTGGTCTTGCGAAATCCCTCAATACGGGATGCGTGACCGTTCAGCTCGCGCAGTGATTTTTGTGTTTCCCGGATATCCCCCGACAGCGACTTGCTCGCTGTGCGGATGGATTTAAACGGGCGGGATGCCTGGTCAACAGCCCTGAGCAATACCTGTAATTTTACATTGTTACTCATTCGTGTTTCCGCTTCGCCGGAGCGCCTTTTCGCGCCATGTGATGAGTTCGGTCAGGCTCATGGGATACAGTTCTGATGGCGGCCAGTGAAATATCACTGCCACATCCGCCATCAGGTCATCGACCGAGAGATTTTTCGGAAACGTCACTGCACCGAGTTCGGCGACAAAAAACCGACCACCTTACCGGCCAGCGCCACAAGGTCAGGCAGTTCCAGCGCGGCGACCTCCTGCTCGGTCAGCATCGGTGCCGTCATGCGCGGCAGCACTTTAATCAGTGCATCGACTTCGGAGTTTGCAACCGCAGCCAGACTGACACCGCGCAGCGTCCCGGCATTGGGTTTCATCAGCGTGACCTGTTCGATAACCTGCTCACCACGTTTGACCGGATTGTCCAGGGTAATGACATTTTCTTTGTTCATGGTTTTCTCACTTCTGAATCGGGGTTAACCGGTCAGCCAGGCTGACCGGATGAAAATCACAGGCCGATATTGCGGCGGTGTTGCTCCAGCCGGTCGACGCCGTTCACCTTCTCAATCATGTTGATGGTGTCAATTTCGACCAGCTCCTTACCGTCCATCGTCAGCCGGAAATAGGTGCAGACCACGGAGATTTTCGACTCGGTGTCTTCTCCCTGTTTCCCCTCGCCGGTGTCGATTTCTTTCTGACGTCCACGCATGACCACTTCAACGGCCACCGTTTCGCCGGTATCGTCGCGCTGGTAAGAGCCTGCAAAACGAATCGGCACGGCATCCACACCGGTTGCGGCGTAAAGCTCCCAGATAACCGAATCCGGGAAGCCCCCGAGCGACCACTCCATTGACAGCGCATCGTCATCAAGGCCGAGGTCTACCGGTGCGCTGCCGTTCATCCCCGCACCGCGATAGTTTTCGAGCTTACGGGTCAGTTTTGGTAGCGTGACGGACTTCGCGACGCCCTGATAGCTGTAGCCGTTCAGAAAGACGTTCATTAACTTGAGTTTGCGCGGCATTGCCATCGGTCAGGCTCCTTAATTGCTGTTAACCAAGGTGACCAGATTTGCCAGGTATTTATCGGTAATACGCTGGCGCAGGGTCAGGTTTTCAAGAGGAGGCACCGGTGTATAGTCGTAGTCGATATACAGTTTTCCGGCCTTGAGGGTTTCCGCATCGTTGGATTCTTCGCTGAACCAGCAGGTCGCATCCACGATATAGCCGTTTGTTTTCAGCTCACGGAATTTGGCATTGATGCCGTCAACGATGTCGCGAATCAGCGTTGCGGTGATGGGCTTGTCCACCGCCCACATGTGCGCCTCAGCCATCGTGTCGGCCATCACCTGCGCGGTGCGGGTGTAGTTTTCAAAGAGGAACAGCGGGTCATCAGAGCAGGTACGGTTACCCCAGAATCGGAAACCGTCGCGGCGAATCAGCGTAGTGACGCCTGACTCGTTAAGCAGGTCAGCATCGGTGCCGGACTCCTGCAAATCCCAGAATACAGATGCGCTGATGCCGGTAACACCGTTTACCCCGACGTTGGACAGCGTTTTATGCCAGCCCTGCTCCTGGTCGATTTTAGCGCGCAGACCCAGCGCACGGGCGGTGGCATACGCGGTGGCGGTGGTACTGGTGACCGTATCCCATGCGAGGAAATCCGGCCAGATGACCATCAGCTCACGCTGGCTGAAATTCTGGCGGTAGGCTTTCACCTCGGAAATGGTCTTACAGCCCCATGCGCTGATATATCCGAAAGCGCGCAGCTTCTGACAGACGGATGCCAGTGCAACAGCCACCTCTTTGGTATCCAGTCCCGGCACACCGAGAATACGCGGTTTAACACCGGTTACCGACTCCGCCGCCAGCAGGGCTTTCAGTCCGGTGTACTGACCGTTTTCGTCGGTGGTGCCGATGATATTGGAAACGGTCTGCGCAAGTTTCGTTTCCTCGTCTTCGCCGGTGCCGTCTTCCACACGCACGACAACGGTGACCGGTTTTGACTGGTCAGCGATGGCCTGTAACGATGCCGCCAGCGTGCCTTTTTTACCGGCCTTTGAAATTGCGCTCTGCACATTGGTAATCAGCACAGGTTTATTGAGGGGGAAAGTTTCCGCATCCGCATCGCTGGCCGTGCAGACCATGCCGACAATAGCCGTGGATACGGTGGAAATGACGCGGGTGCCGTCGTTAATCTCCAGCACCTGCACGCCATGATGATAGTCACTCATCCGTTTAACTCCGTGGTTAATGGGTGAGTGGTATTTTCAGTTGTACCCGAGATGTCAGACTATTTGTCCCGGTTGGCTAATCGACAGCACAACCACCGGTAAAGAAAAGGCGGGCAATTCGCTCGCCTGTCCTGATTTGCACTCACTTATTTCCCGACTGACAATTTACATAGCCAAAACGCTATCAAATCTGACAGTCTGCTTTGAGCGAGGAGTGGGCCTTGTTATGCTCACGGCCAGAAAGCGCTATGTAAGTTTGGAGTGAGTTTGGTTATGCTATATTCCTGCCATAGTCGTTACTCCAGTTAACAGTGTGGTCAGATGCCCTATAGTATCACGAGCACTATAGGGCGTTGTCTTATGATCCAACTGCATGATGAGCTTAGGCTATTGGATTAAAGAACTAGTTAGAACTGAATTAAAGACAAAGGGAATCACTCCTAAAGGCCAATTATTCATTGAAAAGGAATTGGTATGAACGCAGGATTACACTTCAGTGAGATCAGCAAAGAACAATTTGATATTTATTTTTACGGTCGCTCACCTTACCTTAAGACATTTTCTGAGGAGATACGCTGGTTTAAATATGAGGGGAATGGGATAACATTGTTATCCACAATAATCATATGCAATATTGATAAAGATTTTAACGCAATAGTATTGGGTCGGGATTTAGATAAAAAATTCAGAGCAATAAACGTCTTGGCTTCATTTGACTCAATGGATGTCTTGCTTAATAATTTAAACGATGACATACCAAAGATGCTGGCGCAGCACCAAAACGGTACATTCATGCAAGGCGATGAATCAACCAAACCTTTTTCATTATTCTTGAGTAAAGTCCCAGAGAAAAAAAGGAATGTTTATATAAAAATGCTCCTCGAAGACCCTCTTCATTTCCCTGCATATATTGTTCTTGAGGAACTTGCATACTGGTTCAAAGATCCTGATGGAATATTTATAAGGGATTTTCAAAGTGATGCATTTAATTCAAGGCTATTTGAATTATATTTGAACGCTGTATTTTATGAACTCGACTTTGAAATGAATAGAGAATACAATCAACCAGATTTTCTGCTATCTAAATTTGGAGTGGAAATTGCTGTAGAGGCTGTAAGCATTGCTGAAGCAGAAGCCCCTCTTGAAAGAAAAGTCATTAACGATGAGCAGATGGATGAATTAAGAAAACATGTTCTAAATGTCATGCCTTTTAAGTTTGCAAGAAGTTTATTAAAAAAAGTCCGGCATTGCCCTGAGCCAGAGAAAGTTCATTACTGGGAACTCAACCATACAAAGAACAAACCATTTGTCATAGCAATGCAGGATTATTCAAAAAGAATGTCCATGGCCTTCTCAAGCGAAGCCTTGCATAGCTATTTGTACGGGATTGATATTGAGTCAGGCATTTCTATTGAAAGACATACAGATGAAAATAGAAGTATCAAGTCGAACTTTTTTGGCTCAGAACAAAATAATTATGTTTCTGCCGTTTTACTCACTACTCAAGCAACCATACCTAAGTTTAACCGGATGGGAATTCTTGCAGGTGTAGAGGCGAGTGGATTCAAAGTGTACGTCAGTGGTGTTAAAACTGATCAGGATGCAGACCCACATCCATTTTCAGCCGATGTAAGTGACCCTAACTATCAAGAACCATGGTGTACAGCCATATACATGTACCATAATCCAAACGCTATACACCCTGTTGACTATCAATTATTCCCAAATGTAGTTCATGTATTTAAAAAGGACGAACACTTTGAAGAATACATTCCCAGAAACTATATTCTCCAATCGACTACTATGATATATAAAACGGAATAAATTGTGGTTTACTAAAAGCTAATAAATGATTAATGCGTTTTTCCGTATTAATCGTTTATTATCAAAGCAATTCACCACGAATTCACACCTGTACTTCCGATAGCCGATAAGCTACCGCTGAAGATCCAATTTTGATGCGCTGGTTTTTCGGGGGGATTACTCTGGTTCTTCATCGAAGAGCGGGGTACCGGAGTTACTTATCGTCAGAGTGCTACGATTTCGCTGAATACAGAACTTCAACTTGATAAGTGTAGTTTCTTTAAGCCCCCCTGCAAACCAACCATCAACTTTTGGAGGGCTCTTGCATACCAACGTCCGCTCTTGGCACATAGCGGACTGTCAGATTAGGCTTTACTCTGTGCTATAGATATGTAAGCTCACACCAGAGATCATACAACTTATTACGGCATTTCCGGCCATTCGGGATTTGCAGGATCCACCCGACTGACCAGAACGCTGTAGCGTTCCCATGCTTCCAGTCGGCTGCGCTCCTCATCTGTTGCCATATTCAGCCTGACAGCGCGCTCCAGCGGCAAAATCACGGATTCAGCTTCGGAAAGTAAAGTTGCCTTTTGTGATTCTGCCAGTTGCTGCTGTTCGTCTGTCGTATAAATCCGCTTAATCACGGCACCATCCTTAAACATCCATTTACCTGAGTCATCCGCACGTCGGTTGGCGGTAATATCAGGAACCTCGACAACGCTAAAACCTTCAGGGTTAAGCGTTGAAGCATCTCTGGTGATGCCGACAATTATATTATTCTCGTCGTAAACAATCTTTATCGTGTCTTCCTGAAAATTACTTACTTCCTCATACCAGTTTTTTCCCTCTTCGGACCATAACCAGATAACATCAAAATTTTTTGTCAGTTGATATTGGGCAACAGTTTTTGGATTACCCGCAGTAATATTTTTTAAATGCTGCATAAATTACACCTGTGCGACGTTATACCATGTGCCATTGATGTATTTTTGTATTGGTCTGAATACTGCGGGATCATCACCATCGACTTCACCGACAATACCAAGCCCGGTAATTACGTGCCCTGCTTTCTCATACATCACCCCTTTCTGCATGGTCTGGACAACTCGAGTCCCAAGCCGGATATCGCGTACATAACGGGAATCAAAATTACTATAGTTAGATGGTGATACCTGACCGTTAACAGCAAAAGTGATGCTGTTATCTGTATTTCTCTGACTGTAAAAATGCCAGCCTGCATCATCACCTAATTCAGCCACCACCGGACGACTTGAGTTTCCCCACAAATTGAATGCGGCTTCCTTCGTGGATGTATTACTGCTGCTGACCGTGAATTTTTTCCCGCTACCGGCACGTACTTTGGTACTTGAGGCAATATCACCAGTAACACTCAGGCCATGCCCCATTGACACTCCGCCATTAGCGTTATTGATAGTCAGCGGCCTTAAACCGTTCCATGTCCCAAATTTATCACCAGAGGCCGTCAGCATTAAATATGTGCTGCCACCATCATTCCTGATAAAGAATCCATAATTGCCATAAGCAATGCGCAGACCATTAGCACTGAGTGATGTAATTTCACCTCTAGAACGGAGACCATAAGCGGAGCTGAGTGATAATTCTTCCTGAGCGTCATAGTTTCCTGTCGCCCAGCGAATTACCCCGCCCTGCACTGTTTCATGCCAGATAGTGTCTCCTTCTCCACCACGAAACTTTCTGAGATATTTTTTGCCGCCTCTGGTGCCTGAACATAAGGCCGTAGACATATAGGCATTCTGGCTTCCGCCATCCTGATTAATCGTTCCGGTCATTGCGTCGCCCTGACGATTCCAGTCACGACGCCAGCCGGGGGAGTAGCCGTCCCCATGATTAATGTAAGTGAATTGCGCGCTGGTTGTACCGCCACCGCTTGATGTTGTCGGCGTGGTCACTCGAATAGTGATTGCAGATTTTGTTCCCATGACCTCGACGACACAACCAGCCAGGTGGATATCACCACATCCGGTATCCGTAATGATTTTGTTATTTGCATATGACCAGGAGCCTTTGCACATCCAGTACGGATGATTAAATGCACCACGGGAATCCAGCCATTCAATAAACTGAGCGGTTGTCCAGTTTCCGGCTTCAGTGCTCAAAGCGCCGCTATAAGCACGACAGGCACCGATATTTTTCGTGAAGGTATCCTTTCCCGGAATATCCGCACCGTTCTGATCTTTCTGAAGACGTTTTTCAGCATTGTCATAGGCAGACTTCACCGCTTTTGGTGTTGCGGCCAGTGTTTCAGAATCACTGTTGGTGGCGCTACTGAGCTGGACAAGACCTTTTCGCGCGGTGGTGGCATCCTGTGCAGTGTATTTCCCGTTAGCAAGGTCATACGCGACCTTTACCGCCTTTGGCGTTGCGGCCAGCGTTTCAGAATCGCTGTTGGTGGCGCTACTGAGCTGAACAAGGCCTTTTCGCGCTGTGGTGGCGTCCTGTGCGGTATATTTCCCGTTAGCAAGGTCATATGCTGCTTTTACCGCTTTTGGTGTTGCGGCGAGCGTTTCAGACGTGCTGTTGGTGGCACTACTGAGCTGGACAAGGCCTTTTCGTGCTGTGGTGGCGTCCTGTGCGGTATATTTCCCGTTAGCAAGGTCATATGCGGCCTTTACCGCCTTTGGCGTTGCAGCCAGTGTTTCAGACGTGCTGTTGGTCGCACTGCTTAACTGAGTAAAACCTTTTGCGGTCAGCGAGGCGTCCGGGTGACGTCGTGACTGTTCATGTTCTGCAATTTTGTCATCAACGTAATCCTGCGTCGCCATCACCGTTGTGGTGTCAATGGTCAGCTCCACTGAGGCCACACTGCTGACGATAATGACCATGCGGCAGGTCTGCGAACGCCCTGAGCCTTCGGCAAGAGCTGGCTTATAACTTTCGGCCATGTTCGCCACAGCAATTAACGTTCCCGCATCATCGTACAGGCCAAGCTCACGCATCCAGAAACCGCCCACCTCCGGCGGAATAACCAGCTCTGCGATAATATAATTACTGTTTCGTTTGTCCTGGCTGATTTTGTTCAGCGCATGTCGCCAGACTTCGTGGATAAGCCCGGTCTGTCCGGCATCCGGGACAGGCAATTTACCACCGCCATCCCCGACGGCCATCGTGGTAATGTTGACCTTCCGCCCTCCCGGTGCGGTTGCCGCTGCCAGCTTTGCTGCACCGGCAGTGGTGATAACGGTTCTGAATTTTGTGCTCATTATTCCTCACTTATCCGTGGTAAACCGTAATTACATCGCCGTCGTAAGCCACACCACCGGCGAACAGGTAGCCGGGAATGTCCCGGGTAATGTTCAGGCCAATAAGGTGGCGGCTTGCAGGTTTGGCATCAGCAATCAGCCGTTCCATTTCCTGATACATTGCCTCTGTGATGCCGCTTTCCAGTACACCAATATCAAGCCGGAAGGTGCCAGGTGGGTCACTGTTTTCCCACCACTCCGTCACGTTGATGAGATAGCCGAGCGGCTCCACCACACGCCGGATTGCACCTATTGTGCCTTTATGACAGTGGATGAAATACGCATCGCGGATAACGGCGCGTTTTGTCGCTTCCGGCCACTTTTCATCCCACCTGTCGACCGAAAACGCCCACGCCAGCCACGGCAGCAGATTTGCCGGACAGGTGTCCGGGTTCCACAGCTCACGAATACTGACCGGCGTTTTTTCAATTTCCGCACAGGCTTTTGCGGCGGCGACCTCAAGCGGTGATGAGCCGGTCGGCAGCAGTCGCGAATCACTCATCCGAGCCTCCGGTCACGACGCGGTATTCGGTACAGAAAGACGCCTGCGTACTGTTGAGCACGATGTCGGCCAGTGGTGCAGCCAGTTCGACACGCTGCACACCTTCCACATGCAAAGCGGCATAAATGGCAGACAGACGGATGTCGCGCCCCAGCCGGTGCTGTGCCGTGATATACGCTTCCAGTTTTTTCACGGCGGCAGCGCGAATGGGTTCGCTTTCGGGGCCAGGGTAAAGGTAAAGCGTGGCATTTATCTGGTATTCAACGATGGCGGCAGACTGCACGGTCACACGGTCGGCCACCGGTCTGACGTCCTCGCCATTCAGGGCGTTGCGCACCACAGCCAGCAGGTCTTCAGATGCCACACCGTTATTTTCACGTGACAGCACAGAGATGGTGACACAGGCCGGAGACGGACTGGTGACAGAGATATCCGCGACACGCCCGTCGGCACTGCGACCATGATACTGATAGGCTCCCACCGACCCGGCGACGCTTAAGCCTTCAAACGCCTGCTGAATACGCAGACGATAATCGGTGTCAGACTCCATCACTGCCGGTGTCGGCGGGATAGTCAAATCATCTGCCGGGGTGATAGTCAGACGCGTGGTGTTGTAATTGGCACCAATCACATCAAGGTCATTACCCGCGGCACAGGCCAGCATCACCGCCCGTGCGGCCTCATTCACACGCTGACGCCAGATAAGCTCACGATAAGCATTTTCCTCCAGCAGTTTGACGAGAGGCTCGGATTCCAGCGTCAGGGTACGGGCGACCGCCTCCTGCTGGTCTTCCGGGTAAAGGGAAATCAGTGTCGCCTTGCGTTCGGCGAGAATGGTTTCAAAGTCCAGCTCCTCGACCACATCCGGTGCGGGTAGCTGGTTCAGGTCGATAATCGGCATGGTTTCAACTCACAGGAATGGTTAACGAAAGTGGCTGGCCGGTGTCGTTGTGCTGGCCGGTTAACGTGACCGTCATTCGCCCGTCAAAACTGCGCTCAGTGGTGACGGATGACAGGGTGACGCGGGGTTCCCATTTCAGCACCGCCATGTAACAGGCGACCTTAATCTGCAACTCAAGCGCCGGAGTCTGCGGCTGGTCAATCATTGACGCCAGCAACGAGCCGTAATCACGACGCATCACCCGCGAGCCGACCGGTGTGCGCAGGATATCGCCGATACTCTGGCTGATATGCTCAAGGTCAGTGACAGTCAGGCCATCACTGCGATTCATTCCGAGATAACGCGCAGTCATAGAGGTCCCCCGGTTGTGCCGCCGCTGTCGCCGGGGTGTTTATGGGTATGCAGTACCTTACCGTTTGATGAGAGTTCACCGCCGGTGTGTTCAATGTTGCCGCGCATCGTCCCGCCCTTCTGTACTTCCAGCGTGCCGGTAATCAGTCTGTTGGTGCAGACCACCTCCGGGGTGTCCAGGGTGATGCGGGTTGACGCTTTCACCATGACTACCGGCACCGTGGCGGTAACAGAATCAGAAGCCGTCACGCTGGCCGTTTTAATTCCGCTTACCATCAGTGCACTGGTTTCAGGTTCATACTCAATCACCGCCCCGTCAGGGAAACGTATGTGCAGGGCATCCGCCGACGCAGACGGCGCGGGGTTATCGCCGGAATAAATCCCCGGCAGAACGAACGCCGTGTCGAGTTCACCGCCCACGGCCAGAATCAGCACCTGTTCCCCCACGGAAGGTGCCCACCATGTGCGCGAACGCCCGGCACGATGTGTCAGCCACTGAAGCCAGTCGGTGCACATGCCGCCGGTCTGCACACGGCAGCGACCGGCGTTAAGGTCGGTTTCGACGACAAGGCCAGTACGAATCATGTTGCGCAGTGCGCGCGCGAGTTCCTGAATATTTGCGAGAGTGTTCATGCATGTGAGATTGCACAATATATAAAAGTTATGCTATCTGGATTCATTTGTAGAACCACCAGACAACATTCAAGGAGAGCGTAATGGTCAGCTATAATGTGACTAATGTGTGGGAGCTAATCGTCTTGTATCTTTTGGTCTTTGTAGTATTAGCATTTTTTAGCTTTGGTAAAAGTAACCTTATGAGGCTTATTGCACATTATTTCAAATTTGGATATTCAGATAAAAAATTAAAAAGACTGGACCGCGAGTGGCGCGACATTCAACTATTTAAAATAATTAACGGAATCAATGTATCAGGCATCAAAGATGTGAAAATGATACAGCAGGGGTTGATTGATGGAAAACTAAAAACATCGGATTTTTTCCTTACTCGCTTCTGGGGAGACATAACAGAACCGCCATGCATCACAAAAACAATGAGTGCAGTCCTGGCCGGAATTCTTTATATTACCTTCGCATGTTGCATACACAACGAGCAATCTGCCATAGTAGAGGATGCTATAGCCATACCATATAAAAATATGATGTACCATGTTTATAATGACAAGGTTCTTTTGTTCTCCGACAATAAAACAGATAAGTTCTATAAAGCTTTTAGCATTGCCGATTGCAAGAGACTGCAGAACACTTTTGTAACAGACACACTTCCTGCAATCGCCTGCAATAAGCTCTTACAGCTAAACGAGGAGGACTCCGAATGGTTAAGTCAGGAGATTAAAGATAATAACAGCCACAGAAAAACATTATTAATAATATCCCTCGTCTATTTCACTTCAGGTCTGGTTATACTTCTGTCATATACAAAATTCCTTTACGCCAATAAAAAAGTTGTAGAATACAAATCATCAAATAAAAACCACTCATAATCCTCTAAACATTGAGCGACCTGCACAGCCGCTCAATGTTTAATTGCGCATCAGCCTCTGCCTGGATAAAACTAACGCTCAAGGTGAGCCAGGATAATCTCTTCAATCATCTGCACATCCTCACCGGTAAAGCCGAGCAGAGGACGCGCCGGATAATCAATTTTCTTACCGTCTTTCCGGGTTTCTTCCGACAGACCGAACTGATGCACGCTGGCGATTTTCGGTGACTTCCCGCCGTAAAACTCCATTGATGCCTGTTCCGGGCTGGCGCGGATATGCAAAAAACGACTGGTGATAAGTTTCGCAAACATTTTTCGCTTAACACGACCAGTCTTTTTTCTGGCGCTCTGCTGCTGGCGTGGCGCGTAGGGTGTGCCGTCCGGGGCTTTCTGTGCCATCACCCGACGCTGCTGACTCTGCCGCAGGCGCTTCGCCAGTTCGGCGCTCAGTCTCCGACGCCCTGACGGTGACAACGATTCAATCAGTCCGGTCAGCCGGTCTTCAAAACGCTTAAACTCATTCATCCCACTTGCTCACCAGTTCGCCATTGATATAAAGCTCCATCGGGCGGGTGACCGGCTCCGGCGGCGTGGGTTCCGGGATATTCTTCACATGCAGCGCACCGTCCACCTCACTGACCAGCGTGCGCTCGGTCAGCATCAGGCTGATACTGATATCAAAGCTGCTGTCATTGTTGATGTCTGCATAAAACGTGAAGCCCTTTTTCTGGCCTGCGTCGGTGGTCATGATGTCTGGCTGATTTTCCCGCAGCCACGCCAGCACCGGCACGATGAGCAGGTCAAAATCACCGGTAAAGTCGGTCACAATGACATTGAGCGTGTAACGCTTTTCGAATGACAGCGACGTCGCCAGTGTGGAGGCAATACTCCCGTTATCCACGAATATCCGCAGCATATCGGGGTTAGTTTTCAGCACCGTGACGGCATCAGTCAGCGCCCTGCGCAGGCTGTCGGGTTTGAGCATCGTTTTCGTCCTGACAGTGTTTAATCATTTTTACCTGGCTGGCACAGCGCGCCAGCGCGTTCTCAAGCTGCCGGATATCGGCACTTAAATCACCGTTCGTCTCCGGGTCGCTGCCCGGCATCGGGCAAAGACTCACTTTCGGGCAGGCGTTGTGGACAATCACTGGCATCGGTGCAGGCGGGGCGCTGGTGCAACCGGCGCACAGTATCAGGCAGGTCAGCGCCGTACCAGCGGCGAAAATCTTCGTTTTCATTAAGTAACCTCGTGATGGTTTTCTCGCGCTGTGCTTCACGCTTCGCGGCGTTCTCCAGTTCCTGACGCAGTGCCACCTGCGCCAGCTCGTTTTTGTCTGCCCTGGTGAGGGCAACATGAAGCTGATTTTTCAGCATAGTGATGGTCGTCTGCTGTTCACTGGCGACGTTGTTCACCCTGTCCAGCGAGGCGCGCAGGCTGGCGTTTTCATGCTTCACCAGAAACAGACCGGCCACCGCCAGCGATAACAACACGACCAGCACAATCATCAGCTTTGACATGGTTCCCGCCCCTCAAAACGCTGACGGCAGGCCGTACGTATCAGCCGGAAGAACAGCGACGCCACGAGATAAATCAGCGCGGTAAAAATCCACCCGGCAGCGACCAGCGAGACAAACGTCGCCACCATCACCACCAGAGCCGCCGCCCGTCTGCGCCACGGCACCGGCTGCAAAAACAGCGACGTGACAATCTGCACGGCCAGCGATTCCGGCGGCAGCTCCCGCCCGTAGCGTTCCAGCACATACTCAGTGACATACATGCCGACACCACCGGCAACCACACAGATAACCGTCGCCAGAATCGCCCAGGTGGCGACAAAACTGACGGCCACGCTCTGCGGGTAAATCAGGGACAGTGCCAGCATCAGCGCCAGCGACACGTTCAGCATCAGTGAAAGGGATAATTTCTTCATGGTGTTTACTCCGTTTAAGCCGGTACGCCGCCAGCGGTACGCCAGACGGTGACCAGTTTTTCCAGTGAATGCTCACGCTGACCGTAACCGGCACCCGGCAGGGACGCCCAGATATTGCGACAGCGTGAAATGGCGCGTTCAATGCGTCCCGCCCGGATGTCATCCAGTGCACCGCGTTCGCGGATCAACTGAATGGCAAGTCTGTCCTGTGACAACGGACTGAAATCAGGCAGGGCAAGCTGTTTGCGGTAGTGCGGCCAGAACAGGTAAAGCTGCTGATAGCGACCGGAGGCCGTGGATTTTTCACCGCGACGGTTAAACACCTTCGCCGGTCGGCCATGCGCGAACGGGTGGTCACTGTAGTCGGTGAAAATTTCCGGCTTCCCGTCCAGTCCGGTGACTATCACGTCATAGCCCCGGTTTTTCGTCAGCGGATGATTCGCCGTCCCTTCGGACACGGCCAGCATGTCGAGAAAGGCGGCGATATTCTGATGCGTGTTAATTACCGGCATTACTGTTTCCCCCTGCCCTTAAAGCGGCGCTGAATGGCAATCTCAATCACCTGATAACCGGCGATACCCAGCATGGAGCCGATGCCGCACACCGCAGGCAGTGACAGGTCAGGAAACTGCACCAGAACAACACCGGCAACCATCGAGACAAAACCACCGAGCAACATGCGCCCGATAAACAGACGCGGGGTGATGGGTTCACCACCGGCAAGCACCTTGCCGACAACAATCAGCACTCCAATCATGAAAAGCGACAGGACGCTTTTTTCTTCTGCTGTCATGCGTTACTCCCACAGATTGACAGTTTCAGCCACGGGCGCGGTCTGAACGTCGGGCAGTTCGACGGCGGTGCCGTGTGGCAGCACCGCACCCAGTTCAGCCAGTCCCGGATTTGCGGCGAGCACGGTCTCAACCACGCCCTCAGTGCGCCCGTAATACCGGACACAAATGGCGTCGAGCGTGTCGCCCTGTAGCGCAAAGGTCTTCATCAGATTTGACTCACGATGCAGCGCGGTTTGTCCTGGATGCGCGCCACCGCCCAGCGCATATCCCGCCACAGCTCATCAATGGTGCTGTCAATGCTGTCGGCCTTCTTGTCGCCTTTCGCACTGGCATCCACGCCGCGATAACGCTCATAAAGCGACGCGGTCGCCATCGCACACACGGCGCGCTCGTAGTAAAAAACTTTGATGCTTTCACCGTCGATGTCGTCCGCCGGGACGTCCGCCAGACGCGTAAAACCGGCGGCAATTTTCTGTTCGCGGTACTCGTACAGCTCCGCATTCGTCTCCGCCATGCCTGACTTGATGGCCTCACGCAGACGGGCGGGGGCGACGGTCTGCTCAAGGCGCATACGTTCCCGGACGCGCTTCGGGTCGATATCGGGAAAAAAGAACGTGTTTTTAATCACCGGCTCGTCGCCTGCCGGTTGCGGGATGACCACCGTACCCTCACCGGACACGGGAGCCTCCTTTCGCGGAATAATCAGCGTCATCATGACTACCTCTGAAAAGTCGGGCGGTGGACGCCGGTGCAGTGTCAGGTGATTCACCCTCACTGACCGGCGTGCCGCCCTGGCGCGGGGCGCATTCGGTTGTTAACTGGCTTTCTTTTTCGGGCGTCCACGTTTTGCCGGTGTCACGCTCCGGGTCTTACGCGGGGCGCGGGTGGCCGCTTTGGGCTGCGGCTCCGGCTTCGGTTTCAGCTCCCGCTCCAGTCGTTCAATCTCTTTTTTGACGCCTGCCTGACAGTCGAGCTGTGTCGCACGTTGCAGGTGTGCCAGCGCCCCTGCGGCATCACCAGCGTCACGCAGAAACAGACCGGTGATTTTGTGCAGCTTTGCGCGCACTTCATCAGGCATGTCAGCCGTGGCGGTCAGTTCGAGGGTGTCCATCAGCAGGCGGGGATCCACAGACTCACCGGCAGCGTGAGCGCGCATGGCCGCAAGCGCCACTTCCTCGGTGAACATGTACGGCGGGGTGCGGCGGTATTTACCCGGCATGGTCAGACCGTACTTCAGGGCATAACGGGCAATCTCCAGCGCACCGGCAATATCGCCGGTATCCAGACGCCACAGCATGACCGTCATCAGAATGTCATCCTGTGCACCTTTGCCCTGCTCCAGCACGCCGTTCACCCACGGCAACCAGAACGGCAGCAGTTCGCGTTTTTTTGCGGCCTTCAGCTCTTTTGAATAAATCGCTTTCAGTGTGCGCTGGTCTGCGGCCAGCTTAACCAGCATCTGCTCATAGACAGTTGCATGTCGCAGCGGGGCGGCGTCCCGCTGCGCGGTCATCGCTGCCGAGACCCGCATCATGTGGCGCTGTGCGGGACTCGTCATCGGTTACGCTCCCGGCTCTGCGGTCGCCTTAGCCGGTGTGGAGAAATCACCGACCTTAATTTTTTCCACCAGACAACCGGCGGCGTAGTCTTCCACCACGTAATCAATGTTCATTGACTCGTAGTTCTCCACGCGGTCGAGTTTCGGGTTTTCCTCAATCACGCGGCGATGGCTGTCATCCATGTAGTAGATGGACAGGTTTTCCAGCTTCGTGATGAGCATCGCATCCGCCGGGAAGTACGGGACGCGTACCGCCGGCAGGTTACCGATGCGTTTCTGGCTGATGATGACGTCAGCGGCCAGCATTTCGCTGTTGTCCTGCTCTTTGTTAACGATGGGGAAATACTTGTCCGCCAGTAGCTGACGCCCCACAATCACCACAAGGTCAGGGTCTTCCTGATACCACGGCTCAATCAGGTTGTTGGTCGCATCCATCACCAGTGCATCGAGGCTGGCATAATCACCGCCCTTACCCACGCGGATGACCTCAGAGGTGGTGCGGCCTTCCTCGTCAGTGACCTTGCTCATCACGCGCGCCGGGGCTTCATTGCGGTATTTCTGCAGCCAGCCGACCGCCACATCCTGCAGCATCGGATTGCTGCTGCGGTCAGAGGTTTCGGCACGCTTCACGCCGTTAAAACCGGCCATGATGAAATCAAGGGACTGGCGTTTGATAATGGCGTTACGGACACGGAGCTGGAAATCCTGATAACGCGCCCACAGGTCCAGCGTTTTGTAGCGGATATAAAAATCGAAGTTAATCTGGTCGCATTCGTACTTGTTTGACGCCAGCTTCGAGAAGTCCTTCGGCTGACGCTCGGTGCCACCGGCGGTGTCGGTGGTGCTGGCGATGGAGCCGGTGACACCGATACCAATTTTTTCCCCTTTCATTTCGCTGACCGGCACAATGTTGATGCGGGTCAGAAAGTCAGAGGACTCCTGCATGGTGTTCATCAGGGTCTGGGTGACCGACGGTTCAACGGTGAATTTTTTCGACACATCACCGGCGTCGATGCCGTTCAGCTCGGCAACACGGGACAGGTAGGCATTAAATTTAAAGCGGGTTTCCTGGCGCATAGTTTTTCCTGAAATTAAGGGTTAATCGTGAAGGTTTTCCCGGACTGACTGACGCCGGTCAGCAGTTCGTCATCAGGGCGTCACCGCCACCGCCGGTGGCCTTGCTGCGGCGCTGCTGGGTCAGACTTTCGGTGTGGTCGAGACTGTTTTTCAGGCGGGTGAATGCCTGGCTGGTTTCATCCGCCCTGTCAGCTACATCCTGCTTAAGTGCGGAAAAGGCGGTTTCCATCTCTGCGAGGCGCTGCTCAGTGGCGCTCAGTTTTTCCTGCACATGTTCAGCAACAGCGGTCACCGCTTCATGCACATCATTCAGACGGGCGTCATCGCTGGCCTGTTTGCGGCCAAAAATGGATTTCACCTTTTCAGTCAGGGCGGTGAACACGCTTTCAGGCAGGTCTTCAAATTCCAGCTCAACAGGCGTTGCCACTGAAATCAGGTTTTCAGGGCTTAATTTGAAGCGGTTCAGAGGGTTGTGTTTTGCCGTGCGGCAGAATTCCAGGTATTCCGTGCCGAGGCTTGCCGGGTCATCGGTGACGGCCAGCCCCACCAGATAACATTTGCCGGTGTTGGCAAAGTTCGGCTGAATTTCCATTGAGGTGTAGACCTTCTGCGCGGCCTTGTTCATCGCGATAAGGTCATCGGTCGGGGTGATTTTCGCAAACAGCGCCCATTTGCCTTTCAGCGCCGAATCATCGTCAATCTTTTCGGCCTTCAGTTCGGCCACATCGCCATAACGCTTAAAAATACCGTCAGGCAGGATGCCGCGCAGATGTTCCAGGTTAATGCGGCAACCATAGACTCGCGGGTCAAAGGTTTCGGCCATTTCCTGAATATCCTGCGCACTGATGACACGCCCGTCACAGGTGTCACCCTCAACGCCGATACGAAAGAATTTTGAGACTTTTTTTGCCATTGTCAGGAGTCCTGAATAGTGATTAGAGGAGTCACATGTCGGCATCAGTTTCCCGACGATGCGCATCCTCCGCCATCAGTCCCGGATGGCTTATCACTGACACAACAGCACCTTAGCGAATCGCGGGGCGCGACTCAGTAGCCTTGCCGTGTATTCATCACGGCGAGGTATTCATGACCATCACCACAGACACCACTCTTTTACACGACCCGCGTCGTCAGGCGGCGCTGCTGTACTGGCAGGGATTTTCCGTGCCGCAGATTGCCGCCATGTTGCAGATGAAACGCCCGACGGTGCAGAGCTGGAAGCAGCGCGACGGCTGGGACAGCGTTGCCCCCATCAGCCGTGTCGAAATGAGTCTGGAAGCGCGGCTGACCCAGCTCATCATCAAACCGCAGAAAACCGGCGGTGACTTCAAGGAAATTGACCTGCTGGGACGCCAGATTGAACGACTGGCGCGGGTCAACCGCTACAGTCAGACCGGCAACGAGGCAGACCTTAATCCGAACGTCGCTAACCGCAACAAAGGCGGGCGTCGCAAACCGAAAAAGAATTTTTTCAGTGACGAGGCCATCGAAAAGCTGGAGCAGATTTTCTTTGAGCAGTCTTTCGAATATCAGTTGCACTGGTATCGCGCCGGGCTTGAGCACCGCATCCGCGATATCCTGAAATCCCGCCAGATTGGCGCGACGTTTTATTTTTCCCGCGAGGCGCTGCTGCGCGCCCTGAAAACCGGCCATAACCAGATTTTTCTGTCGGCCAGTAAAACGCAGGCGTATGTGTTCCGCGAATACATCATCGCCTTTGCCCGGCTGGTTGACGTTGACCTGACTGGTGACCCGATTGTCCTGGGCAATAACGGCGCAAAACTGATTTTTCTCGGCACCAACTCCAACACCGCACAGAGCCATAACGGCGACCTGTACGTCGACGAGATTTTCTGGATCCCGAATTTTCAGGTACTGCGTAAGGTGGCATCAGGTATGGCCTCACAGAGTCACCTGCGCTCGACCTATTTCTCCACCCCGTCCACGCTGGCGCACGACGCCTACCCGTTCTGGTCGGGTGAACTGTTTAACCGGGGACGCGCCAGCGCCGCCGAACGCGTGGAAATCGACGTCAGTCATAACGCCCTTGCCGGTGGGCTTCTCTGTGCAGACGGCCAGTGGCGGCAGATTGTCACCATTGAGGACGCCCTGAAAGGTGGCTGCACGCTGTTCGACATTGAGCAGCTTAAACGCGAAAACAGCGCCGACGATTTTAAAAACCTGTTCATGTGTGAATTTGTTGACGACAAGGCGTCGGTGTTCCCGTTCGAGGAGCTGCAACGCTGCATGGTCGACACGCTGGAAGAATGGGAAGACTATGCACCGTTTGCCGCAAATCCGTTCGGCTCCCGCCCGGTATGGATTGGTTACGACCCGTCACACCGTGGCGACAGCGCCGGATGCGTGGTGCTGGCACCGCCGGTGGTGGCCGGTGGCAAATTCAGAATACTTGAGCGTCACCAGTGGAAAGGCATGGACTTTGCCACCCAGGCAGAATCCATCCGCAAACTCACCGAAAAATACAACGTCGAATACATCGGAATTGATGCCACCGGCCTCGGTGTCGGCGTGTTCCAGCTCGTGCGCTCGTTCTATCCCGCCGCGCGCGATATCCGCTACACGCCGGAAATGAAAACCGCAATGGTGCTCAAGGCAAAAGACGTTATCCGTCGTGGCTGTCTGGAATATGACGTCAGCGCCACCGACATCACCAGCTCGTTTATGGCTATCCGCAAGACCATGACCAGCAGCGGACGCAGCGCCACGTATGAGGCCAGCCGCAGCGAGGAAGCCAGCCACGCCGACCTCGCCTGGGCGACCATGCACGCCCTGTTAAATGAGCCACTCACCGCCGGTATCAGCACCCCGCTGACATCCACCATTCTGGAGTTTTACTGATGAGCAAGAAAAAAGGGAAAACACAGCAACCTGCGGCAAAAAAAATGACCGCCAGCGCCCCGAAAATGGAGGCATTCACCTTTGGTGAGCCAGTGCCGGTACTCGACCGCCGTGACATTCTGGATTACGTCGAATGCATCAGTAACGGCAGATGGTATGAGCCACCGGTCAGCTTTACCGGTCTGGCAAAAAGCCTGCGTGCTGCCGTGCATCACAGCTCACCGATTTACGTCAAACGTAATATTCTGGCTTCAACGTTTATCCCGCACCCGTGGCTTTCCCAGCAGGATTTCAGCCGCTTTGTGCTGGATTTTCTGGTGTTCGGTAATGCGTTTCTGGAAAAGCGTTACAGCCCCACCGGTAAGGTCATCAGACTGGAAACCTCACCGGCAAAATATACCCGCCGTGGCGTGGAGGAGGATCTTTACTGGTGGGTGCCGTCCTTCAACGAGCCGACAGCCTTCGCGCCCGGTTCCGTGTTTCACCTGCTGGAGCCCGATATTAATCAGGAGCTGTACGGCCTGCCGGAATATCTCAGCGCCCTTAACTCTGCCTGGCTGAATGAGTCGGCCACGCTGTTCCGCCGCAAGTATTACGAAAACGGCGCACATGCCGGATACATCATGTACGTTACCGATGCCGTGCAGGATCGCAACGATATCGAAATGCTTCGCGAAAACATGGTTAAGTCGAAAGGCCGCAATAACTTTAAAAATCTGTTTCTCTATGCCCCGCAGGGGAAAGCCGACGGCATTAAAATTATCCCCCTCAGTGAAGTGGCAACGAAGGACGATTTTTTTAATATCAAAAAAGCCAGTGCCGCAGACCTGCTGGACGCGCACCGCATCCCCTTTCAGTTGATGGGCGGCAAGCCGGAGAACGTCGGGTCGCTGGGTGATATTGAGAAAGTGGCAAAGGTCTTTGTCCGCAATGAGCTTATCCCGTTACAGGACAGGATCCGAGAGATAAACGGCTGGCTCGGTCAGGAGGTCATCCGCTTTAAAAACTACTCACTGGACACTGACAACGACTGAACATCGCCGCCTGCGGGCGGCTTTTTTACATCCCGTCATCACGCCCTCACACGCTCACCACCGCACAAAACACCCCGCAGACACACCAATGCCCCGACGCACAATCTAAACGCCATCACGACGCGCTCAGACGCTGAAAAAATAAAATCAGCACCACCGCCA